AGTATTAACTGTGGCAATATTCAATATTCTTCTTATGTTTCCGTCGTCTTTTGGATAAAAGGCGGCACTCAAGGTAATTATGATTATGTTATTGGAAACTGGGATAATTCAACTTTGGGTTTTGCTGTACATACATACATTGCTACGACAGGATTGATACTTGGTGTTGGTAACGGTGCTGGAAGGTATGAATCCAATGCAGTGACTATTTTTGATGATAAATGGCATCAATTTGTAGGAACATACGATGGTGCAAATATCAAAGCATATATTGATGGGATAGCTGTTGCTCCTAAAGCAATACTTGGGGTCCTTGGGGATTATACAGGTAATTGTTATATAGGCAGTTACAATGGTGCGAGCAATCATATCGCAGATGCAGAACTTGACCACGTAATAATTTACAATAGAGCCTTATCCGCTTCTGAAATAGCCTTACTCTACCGAGAGCCGTTTTGTATGGTTCAAAAGAAGGCTGCTCCGGTTTATTTTTTTGTACCAGTAGCAGTAGGGGAAGGTGACGATTATTTCCGAACAATAGATGATGGAATAGGTGTAACAGATGCAATGGACAGGACTCAAGTGCAAACAAGAACAATAGACGATGGTATAGGTGCAATTGATGATATGGGTCGAACACAAGTGCAGATAAGAACGCTTGCTGAATCTTTAGGGATAACAGACGCACTTTGGAAAGCCGAAACAAGAGTCTTTGCTGACGCTATTAGTATAACCGATGCGGTTATAAAGTCTCAAGGATATGCTCGGACTATTGCTGATGATATTGGTATAGTTGACAGCGAATCGAAATTGATAACATACGTAAGAACACTTGCTGAATCTTTAGGCATTACAGATGTGATGTTGAAAACAGTTGGTTTTCCCAGAACGATTTCAGACAATATAGGAATAACAGATTCAGTAATAAGAACTGTTACCTTCGCCCGCATTGTAGCTGAAGCAATGGGAATGACAGATATTGTCACGAGAACACAAGTGCAACTAAGAACTATTGCTGATGCCATGGGTTTGACTGATGTGATGCAGCCTGGTCAAGTTATTACTTTTGCTGAAGCAATGGGAATGACAGATGCAATGGAACATACGAAAACTCAGATTCGTACTTTTGCAGAAGCAATGGGTATTACGGATGATTTGACTCGGATTGCTGCTTATGTATTTACACAAGCTGATGATGTTGGAATTGCTGACGCAATGATTCGTGTTGCTGTCGCATTAAGGACTGTTAGTGATGATATTGGAATGACAGACGAGATGTCTGGGCAAATTGGAGAATTGGTGAAAGCTGCGTGGGCATTTATGATAATAAGACAGACACATAGTTAGAAAGGAATAAGAATGTTGAAAGACAAAATGGTAATGCGAGGTTGGGTTGTTGCTGAGCTTCGAGGCCCTGATGGGAAATTAAAACAAAGAGTAGAGCAGCACAATCTTGTCACTGACCAAGGTGATATATTTGCTGCTGCTGCGATTTATACTAACCTCTATGCCGGCTGGGGCATGAAACTTGGTACTGCAACAACAGAAGTTTCAAAATCTGGAGCAGGAAGTTTTATCGCAGCTGGTGACTATGTTGCGGGTTCAAATAAAGCTCTTGACGATTCAACTCCCAAAGCGGGTGGTGCAAATGACATTGTTCAATTCAGGAGATTATATGCAGCCGGTGAAGGAACACATGCTACAATCAATCGTGTTGCGATAGTTGACAATCTTGATGCTAATGGTGAAGCGGATGCAACAGGCACTTATGCAATAGCAGTATTTGCCGCTCAAATTGCTAAGGGGGCTGACGATACTTTGACTGTAACCTGGAACGTGACTTGCACTGGAGCGTAAAAATGCAAACGGTATTGACCGGACAGGCTAATACTTTAGAGCTGCCGATTGTGGCCAAAGCCACGGGCAATCCCATCACGTCCGGCACGGTGAACTTTTATCTGGTGGATAAGGATGGGCCAAACGCCGGCAAGTGGTATCGCGGTTCGGACCAAACCTGGCAAGCGGCAGAATCCATCGCCGGTGCGGCAACCCACCGTGCTGATGGGCACTGGTATCTTTTATTTCCGAGCGCTGTATGGACAAGGAACGTCCGTTATAGATTGTACGCAAAGGAGGAAGGAAACTTACATATAACAGTTGGTGAGGATGTGCTGGGAAAGATTGAAAACTTAGACAGAATTCTCAAGGCCTGGGCTGTCGGTGATTGGAGGCTGAAAAGTGGTACAACAAAAGTTTATGAATTGTTAGATGCTGATGATGGTTCGACCGTGATTGTTGAGATGAAGTTGTCTCAAACAACCCCGTATAGGACTATGACGGTGAAGATATGAGCAATGAAATCACAGGCAACAACTTGATTGCAGCTATTACTGGTGGTGTTTTCGTTTTAGTTCCGATTGCGGAAACCCCTACAGTCACAGGTACCTTAAAAACATTTGATGAAATTTTGGTGGATAACCGAACTCACATTTTGGATGTTTTTGGAGTAGCGGGTGTTTATCGTCCGGGCGTTCTGGACCGGGAAATACAGGTGATCATCAAGTACATCTCGGATGATGGCTCGGTTGAACCGGTAATCAGGTATCGCAGTCCGGTAGTTAATATCAAGGTGGCCAATGATACCGTTACCGGGATATCGGCTGATGAGTTCGAGCAGGGCCATGTAATCAAAATCCCCCCGCGTAAGGGGGCCGAGCCGCGGGACTTTCTTATGGCCAGGATTGTCAGTCAGGATGCGGGGTTCGTTGTTTACGAGGTACATTAAGGAGTTGTGAGTTTTGAGTGTTGAGTTTTGAGTTAACTAAAAACTAAAAACTAAAAACTAAAAACTATTACGGAGTAATATTAAGATGCTGGCAATAAAAGTTACAGTTGACGAGCGAAGTTTTAAGGAGGCGTCCCATATTTTGAGGGCTGTGCCGCGGGCGGTCCCGCGGGTATTTCGCCGGGCGATCGGTCGCACCGTTGACATGGCAGCGACCGATCTGAAGCGCCGAGTCGGCGCGCAGATTACAGCCAAGAAGGGAGAGATTGCCAAGGGTATCCACAAAAAGAAATCAACGTTTCACGGTTCTATAGGGGCCAAACCATTCCGGCCGGGGCTGCTGGCGTTCCCGGGCACCAAGGAGAAAAAACCTCATGGTGTCAGCTATCGGTTAAGCCGCACGGCCGGCAGGAAGTCGATAGAGCACGGATTTATCGCGATGATGCCAAGTAGCCACCGCGGTGTGTTTGCAAGAGGGAGAGAAACCAGATTGCCGATTGTAGAGGCTCGTGGACCATCTATCTGGAAAGTCATTACAGATACGGCCGGGCTGCTAAAGGCCTGTACCGATGCTGCCGGCAAGCGGATGGGCAAACTCATTAATGACCAGATTGGCGTTGAGTTCAGACGGTGGCAGAAATAACTTTATTTTTGGGAATCTTGTTCAAGAGTAATAATCATGGAGCCAATTATTGAGAAACTTGCGGTTTGGATTGAAGAGGAACTCAACGGTGTGCAGGACCCGGGTGCTACGTTGACATTGCGAAGCGTTCGGCCGAAGATTCTCGATTGGCAGGCATCGGATTTCAAGCACGGCGATGTGATTATCGAACTCATTGACGGGGGGACGGAAAGTAAAACCACATCTTCACGAACAGAGCTGGCCGAATGGCGGCTTTATGGAATAATCAGGACGTTGCCGGCTGATACGGCAGCGGATACGGTGCTGAGCCGTTTAGCCGAGACGATTCGAAGAACACTTTTAGCTGGAAACGTCCGGGGCCAGGCCTGCGGAGGGCTGGCCCTGAACATCGATTGTCCTGATGTTACTTATTCAATTATGTCGGGCGGCGTGGTGGCCGAGGTGACCGTTCAGATAAAGTATGTGACCGACCTGGCGGATGGTTATAAAACATAGTAAAAATTTCAGAAATCGAAATAAATTGAAAGGAGAACAAACATGGCTACAAACGCACGAACCGCGCTTGGGACTACGTTGGCGTTCAATGAAAATACTATCGGTGAAATACAGAGCATCAGCGGCACCCGGACCCGCCGTATCATCGATATCCTGAGCTGCGATAGTACCGATGAAGGAGTCGAAAAGATTGCCGGGGCCCTGAATGAAGGTGAAGTCACGTTTCATTGTATTTATGATCCCACCGATGGGGGTGTGTACAATGATTTAAATACGGACTGGCAGGCCGGCGAAAAAGGAGTCGATGCGAAGGGGTGCTTGATTACCTTTCCCAGTGCCGGCAGCATTTTATGCGACGGTATTATCTCGTCGCTGAGTTTGCCCTCATTCAGCGAGGCGGATGGTGAAATATCGATTGATGTCACTATCGCTTTTAGTGGCAAGGCAGTTTACACTGATATCGCAGGCTAAGGAGACGAATCATGTTAAGGACAGGCAATACAATCGAGTACCTGGCCGATGTGAGCAGTCCGCCCGCTCAGAAGGGGAGCAGGGGCCAGACTAAAATCATCGACCGGGACATACCGCTGTGGACCGCGAGGTATCTTTTACGCGGCGGCAAGGTCAGGCTTTATGACCCGGCTTCGCCGCTGCAGCTCGAAGAGGAAGAGACTAAGAAGGGTCCGGATGGTCCGGTAGAGGTGCCCGGGCCAGGTGCCCCCGGGCCGGAATCCGAAAAGAGCACCGTAACTAAAAAAGAAAGGAGAACCAAAGACAATGGCCGGCGAAAAATTTTCAGCAAAACAGATCAAGCATGCGTTCCTGGAGTTGAGAAATCAGATTCCAAGAGAAGAATGTGAAGTCGCGGGTGTCAAGGTCTGGATTCACGGCTTAACATCTTATGAGCTGGAGGAGTGGAGATTATTGAGAAACAATCCGGAGGCGGTGGACGTCCAGCTATCGACGGCCAAGCTCTTGCAGCTTGCGCTGCGCGATGAAACCGGGGCAAAGATTTTCACTGCCAAGGAACTGGCTATAATAGCCGGCTTGCCGGCAAGGGATCTCGAACCATTATCGAGAGTGGCGATGAAGCTCAGCGGGTACGGTGTCGAGGCCGAGGCGGCGATATTAAAAAACTTAATGAGGACACCTGGCGGCGATGGCTCGTTAGAACAGCCCGAGAATACAAATGCAGCGTCACCGAGCTCCTCAAAAGACACACCGGATGGGAATTGACGGAGCTTCACGTTGCCGAGCAATACTGGCCGACGGGCGAGCCGGCCGATTCGCTGCGGGCCTTGATGTCAGGCTTGATGCTTGCGGCAAGTCAGGGCAATAAAGAGGCTGCAAGAGATGCCCAGAGAATCTGGCGAAAGCTGACCGGCACAGCCGACCCCGCCATGGCCAACAAGAAAGGCATGAGCGCCGACGAAATTAAGCACAAAATGATGGGGTTAATGTAAATAAAGTTTTTGGGAGATTTTACAATGAGCACAGATTTGACTGGAAGAACAAGAGTTATTATCGATTTGAAGAATGTCGAGGACCTGGCAACGAAGCTGAATCCGGTCCTCGATAAGCTGGACCTCGACGTCGGGATCAAGTGGACTTTTGGTGACCAGGCTAAACAATGCAATGTTCTCTTGCATGAGAAGCTCACTATTACTCAGGCTGAAAGTCAAACCTTGAACCTGTATGATACCGCTGCTTCGGCCCTGCAGGATGGGCACGGCAATGACTTGACGATGGAGGCCATCAAGTTCTTGTTTATCAAGAATAGGTCGGCAGATCTTTATGTGGAGGTCTTTGGCGGCGCGGCCCTTGATTTGCTTATCATGTCTGGCACTACTGATAAGCTGAAGGTTAAACCTGAAGGATTTTTCCTTTGGGCCGATCCGTCTATAGCCGGGATAGTGACCACAACGAACAAAAATCTGAAGTTTACCGTGGCTGCCGGCAGCGGTGAAGCAATCATTGACGTCGTGGCCATGGGGATCGATTAGCTTGGCGGGCGATAAAAGGGTGCGGCATCGAGAAACTATCGCCCCTGTGGGCGGACAGCGGCCTTCCTGGGCTTGTCAGGGCATGGTTCGTCTTTTTTATCCGCCGTGGCGGATTTAATCATCAGGTGAGAAATGGCAAAGGATTTGAAGCGAAAAATCGTAGCGGAATTCTCTGCACAAAACAAGGCCAAAGGCGAAATGGCCAGTTTTCGCAAAGACATGGACTCCACTGGTCAGGCCATGAAAAATATGGCAGCCGGGGCCCTGGCCTCTGTCGGAGGTCTTTATGCCCTCAAAAGAGGATTTGATTACGTTACCCAGGCTGCCATGAAGCAGGAAGATGCCGTGTTTCTATTAGAGGCGGCATTGAAAGCCGCCGGGGAATACTCGGAATCAGCGATGGAAGGATTTGAAGCGTTTGCCGCTTCTATCCAAAAAGCGACCGTCTATGGAGATGAGGAAGTTTTGGCCCTGATGCAGCTTATGAAGTCCCTCGGAGTGACTTCGGGTGCACTCAAGCAGGCAACTAAGATGGCTATTGGCCTGGCGGCCGCTACCGGTAGAGATGTGAAATCGATGAGTATGTATATTGCTTTGGCCCAGCAGGGCGAATTTACAATGCTCAGGCGTTTTATACCGGCGCTTCGTTCGACCACTGATGCAACCGAACAATTACGGATAATAACTGAATTTGCAGCCGAAGGATTCAAAATTGCGGAGGCCCAGGCAGAAACAACTTCCGGTGCCATTACGAAAATGTGGAATGCGGTTAGTGATTTGGCGGAAGTGGCGGGCAAACCATTTTTGGAGCCGATGACTGAAAGCGCAGGAGCTTTAACGATTCTTCTCGCGGGAGCAACGGCGGAAATAAAGAAACTTCAAAAAGCTGCAGAAGAGGCAGCAAAACTTAGACCAAAATATGAATTTAGGCCTATGGGGTTTCCGCGTGTCCCAATGCCGGATCTTGAAGCGAAGTTCGGAAAACCAGAAGAACCAAGAGAACTATTAGCAGGACAGCTTGCAGACCAGACCTGGGCAATGAAAAAGTTGTCTGAGGAATATAAGATACAAAAACGGATAGCTGAGGAAACGGCCACGATGGAACAGCATCGAATGAAGATGTTGGAAGAAGGTGGCACAATCCAGGAGATGGAATGGAGGCGGGACACCGAGAGAATACGCTTACAAATGGAGGCGGAGACCGAGGCCAAAGAGAAGGTAGCAGCCGAAGAAATAAAAATAATGGAAGAGATGGCCGCAAGGAGAGACGAATTTGCTATGTCCTTTCGAAATGTGATCGCAAGTGGATTTGAGGCGAGTATGCGTGATGCTGAGAATTGGAAGAAACATATGATAAACATGCTCGAGGAAGTTTATTGGGCAGCTATACGAATGGCATTCCTTGAACCGTTTGCAGGTGCACTGGCAAAGGGATTGACGGGTGCTATGGGTGCAGTATTTGGTCCTGGTATATTTGCAACACCTGCACCTACTACACCAACAGTGCGTGTTGCTCCCATGACAGGTGGAGGTGGACCATTTAAGTTATATCAACATGGTGGGATTATTAGTGAGACAGGTCTTGCATTTATGCACAAAGGGGAAAAGGTAACTCCTGCTGGTGGAGGTATGGGTACAATGGATGTCCATATCCATAATGAGGGCTCGGAGAAACTTGAAATTAGTAGTGTAGAAGAGTATATGTTTGGCGACCAACGTATCATTGATGTTGGTTTACAGGCAATGCAGCATAACATGGGTTATCAAAATGCTATTAAATCAGCTGCGAGGAGTTAATAGGTGAGTGTTGAGTGTTGAGTGTTGAGTTTTGAGTGTTGAGTTAACTAAAAACTAAAAACTAAAAATGAACACGTTCCCGGACATATCGCGTAAGCCGAATCTAAATTTCAGTGATGAGC